CACCCCGCCGACCAACTCCGCGAACGTGCTCTTCAAGTGCGCCGACGGGGCGGATGTGCCTTGGGTGCCGGGCGAGTGGCACGAGTTCCGGTCCATCGACCTTGCCTCCATCCAGGTCAAGGGCACGCCGGGCGACGTGGTGACCATCGTCGGAGGGACCTGGTGATGGGTTACTACGGCGGAAAAGGCGGGCTGAGCGAGCCGCTGACGCTGCGGCAGCCGCTCATCATCGACCTGGACGAGGCCCACGCTGGCGCCCCCATCGTCCTGGGCGAATACGCCAGGTGCAGCCCCGTCTGCGGCCTCTACGCCGACACCGCGAACACCGCCGGAAGCGCTTCGGAGGCCTGCTCTGCCGATTCGGTGGCCTGGGGCAACGTCCAGGACAAGCCCAACATCGCCGTCATCGACGAGTACGGGTACGTCAACGCGGACCTGCGGGGCAACGTCTGCGGCAACGTCGGTGGGAATCTCCACGGCGAGCTTTGCTCGTCCTGGCCTTGCGGGCAGGTGTATTCCGCCAACGCGGGACTCTGGGGCAAGAACGAGTACGAGCAGGACACCTTCGGCCTGGACGCCTACAGCGGCGACGCGATGTTCGCCGGGACGGTCTGGGCCGCGATCCTGTCCGGCGGCGAGGTGTCGGCCTGTAGCGGCCTGTCCGCCGGGGGCACGGTGACGTTCTCCAGCCTGCCCACGTCTGACCCCGCTGTGGCCGGGCAACTGTGGAACGACAACGGGACCGTCAAGGTCTCGGCTGGAACGTAGAGGAGCACGGCATGGCGCTTCAGATCAACCTCAGCGAGGCGGAAAGCGCGACGGGCCAGGGCAGCGCCACGGCCTACGCGATGGTCAGCATCTTCTCGGTCAACAACGTGACCAAGAAGGTCGGCTTGAAGGTGGACGTGTTCATTCACCGCGCCGCCAGGGTCGCCGGGAAACTGCCCATCGCCACGCGGACGTTCAGTTACGACGACGCGGCGGGCGTCAAGGACGTGGCCGGGGCCTACGCCAAGCTCAAGCAGGAGGCCCTGTTCAAGGTCTCCACCGACGTGTGAAAACAATGGCCGTCATCACGGACATCGCGGATGCGGTTGCCAAGGCCCTCAATGAGGCCCCCGAGGAGACCTTCAGCCTGGACTTCGAGGCCATCCGCCGGAACGAGCCGACGTTCGACCTAGAACAGCTCAAGGACCTGGTTGTCTGCGTCGCCCCCAAGTCGATCTCCGAGACGCCCGCCAGCCGGTCGAGCTTCCAGACCGATTACGCCATCGACGTGGGCGTCCTGAAGCGCGTGGCCGACCAGGACGAGCAGGACGGCCTGCTGGAGTTCATGGACGAGCTGAGGCGGTTCTTCCGTTGGCGGACCCTGAGGATTGGGGACATGGCGGCAACCTGCGTCAAGACCGAGAACGAGCCGCCGTACTGGCCGAACCACCTGCGGGAGCTGCGGCAGTTCACCAGCGTGCTGACGCTGACGTTCCGGGTGATCGCATGAGTGGTGAGCGAGCCCTTCGACGGGCTCAGGGCGAGTCGAACCATGATCGACTGGCGAATCAAGGAGTTGTTCTTCGACGCCCCCCGCGTCCTGTCGGCGGTGGACAGGGCGACGCGGGCCGTGCTGTCGAAGTTCGGCGCGTTCGTCCGCACGGCGGCCAAGCACAGCATCCGCAAGAGGAAGGCGGTGTCGCAGCCGGGAAGTCCGCCCAGCAGTCACGTCGGGACGCTGCGGCGGCTGATCTTCTTCGGATACGACCCGGGCCACAAGAGCGTGGTCATCGGGCCGACGCCGTTTGCGGGCGCGGCTGGCACGGCGGAGGCGCCCCCGCTGTTGGAGTACGGCGGACGCGCCCGGCGGAAGGATCGCAGGGGCAAGACCGTGACGGCGACGTACAGGCCGAGGCCCTTCATGGGCCCCGCCTTCGAGCAGGAGAAGTCCAAACTCCCCGACCTGTGGGCCGGGAGCATCAGGTAGCCCCTCGACAGGCTCGGGGCAAGGAGAGCGAACATGGCAACGTGGACACTGGGCAAGGACGCGAAGATTTACCAGGGCACTGCCGGCGGCGAGATCAGCACCCTCACGGAGATGAGCAACGTCCGCGATGTGACGCTGAACCTGGAGGCCGCCGAGGCTGACGTGACCACCCGCGCCAGCGGCGGATGGAAGGCCACAGCCCCAGCCATGCGGCAGTGCACCTGCGAGTTCGAGATGGTCTGGAACGCCTCGGACGCGGGCTTCACGGCCGTGAAATCCGCCTTCCTGGGCGGGACGCTGCTGGAACTGGCGGTGCTGACCGGCGCCAAGGATGCCGTCGGCAGCCAGGGGCCGAAGGGTTCCTTCTGCATCACGAAGTTCGACCGGAAGGAGTCCCTGGAGGAGGCCGTCACGGTGGCGGTCACGGCCAAGCTGTCGGAGTTCGACGAGTGGGTGTCGATCACCCAGCAGCCGTAAGGCGGTGAACCATGAAGACATTCACGGACAACGCTGGCCGCACCTGGACGGTCACGATCAACGTGGACGCGATGAAGCGCGTCCGCGACGCCCTCGGCATTCACCTGGGCAAGGTGTTGGACGACAAGCTCAATCCGCTCGCCGAAATCCTGGAAGACCCGATCCGCCTGGTGGACGTGGTGTACTGCCTGTGCAAGCAACAGGCGGACGCCCAGGCCGTCAGCGACGTGGACTTCGGAAGGGCGATGGCCGGTGACGCGATCATGGCGGCCGCCGACGCCTTCGTGGAGGCCCTGACGGATTTTTTCCCGAATGCCCGGGCGCGGGCGATGCTGACCGCGCTGATGGGCAAGGGGCGGAAGGTCAGGGACCTGATGATCCGGCGGGCGGAGTTGGAGATCGAGGCGCTGGACCCGGAGGCGGTGGCATCGACGTTGACCGCCTCATCCACCAGCTCGGCGCAATCGTCGGCGTCAACCCCGGCCCGCTGACGCTGCGGGAACTGGTCTGGATGGCCGAGGCCCGGGGCCGGGACGAATGGGCCAGGACGTCTGCCTTGATGGCGTTGATCGCCAACGTGAATCGGGACCCGAAGCGCACGCGGGCGTTCCGGCCCAGCGACTTCGACCCGTATGCCGTCTGTCGGGAGGCGGGAAGTGCGGACATCTCGGTGCTGAAGGACTACTTCATGGGCCTGTCGTCCCGACAAACAGCCCGGAAAGGATGCCGAACATGAGACACGGAAGTCTGGTTCTGGTCGTGCCGGTCCTGCTGCTAGCCCTTTGCTCGGTCGCCGGCTGCGGGAATGTGTACCTGCGGGGCGACGCGGCCACGGCGGCCGAGACTTCGGCCCTGTACGCCTACGAGGCCGTCCAGCGGGCTGCCGCCGACCCCAACACGCCCGGCTGGGAGAAGGCGTACCTGGTGGAGAACTTCAAACAATGGCGGTTCTTCGTCCAGTCCGCCCGGAAGGACGTCACTTGGGGCCCGAAGCTTTCTGACGAGAGGGGGGAATGAACATGGGCGACATGAAAGACCTGGACATTCAGATTCAGAACCTGCTGGCCAAGGTGCCGGACGGCCAGCGCCAGGCGGCGGCAAACCTTCTCGCCCAGTACGGCCCTCGGTTCTTCGAGATCGCCCAGGAGGACGCCTGGCAGTACCTGCGGCGTCTGATGGCGGGCGACCTGGACGTGGTGACCGAACTGGACGGCAAGCTCAGCGATGACGAGTTCATCGCCAAGGTCAAGGCGAACACCGCAAGGTGGGAGTCGGTGGCCCAGTACAACAAGGTCCGGGACGACCTGAAGAACGAGATCCTCCTCCGGCTGGCGCCCATCGTGCTGTCGGTGCTTGCCGGGCTGGTGGGTCTTTGACCCGTCGAGAGCCTCCGGGTCGAACGACCGGGATGGGCAGGGAAGGAAGGTGAACCCCATGAACAGGATTCGAGAGTTCCTCAAGGGCAAGAAGGCGTACATCACGGCGGCCATTGGACTGCTGGGCGCGGTCGTCGCCTGGGCCGACGGGCAGATCGACGGCGTGGCGCTGCTCGCCAGCATCTGGGCGGCGGCCCAGGCGTGCTTCATCCGCGCCGGGATCGCCAACGAGGTCGCCAAGAATGTCGGGCGATGAGAGGACAGTCTGGATCGACGTGTCCTTCCGGT